TGAACAGGTCATCGAAGCCGGGCGGGACCGGGCGATACAGGCAGGTCTGGCCTTTGGCGGGCATCAGTTCGAAGCGCCCCCACCGCCATAGCGAAGGCGAACATCCTCCATGTACTCGCGCTGTCGTTCGTCGGCCGCTCGCTGGTCCTGAATTGCCGCGTCGGCGTAAGCCAGCGTGTTGATCGACTTGCCGCGTTCGTGTTCGCGCTCCCGGAGCCGTCGCAGGACGGGCAGGATATCCTCCTCAAGGCTCAGCCCTTGCCCCTGCCATGCGTCCAGCTGTTGCTTGTCCTTGGCCGTCAGGGCGTGGGTGAAGCCGGCCGCGTCCATGATCGCGGCATGCACGGGGCTGCCGGGCGGCCCTGATCGGGCGGGCTCGGGTGGCCGTGCGGGCGTAGCTTTCTCTTCTTCTTTACGTCCCGTCCCGTCCCGTCTCGTCACGTCAGCGGGGACTTGACCGTCCTGTCCCCGTTCCTGTCCCCGTCCATTTGCGGGTTTGTCCCGTGGGACATCCGCGTCGCCGGACTGTTCCTGTCCCACCTTCTTGGCACGCCATGCGGCCTTGCGATCACGTTCCTTGACGCGCTTGTCCCACGCGATGAGCGCCTGTTTAGCCAGCAGCGGGTGGTAGAGGCGCCCGTCGCTGCATTTTATCCAACCGTGCAGTGCGCCATCGCGCAGTTTGCGCCAGCTTTTCAGGTCGCGGCCGAGGTCGGCGAAGCGGCATAGGGCCGCATCATCGTCGGGAAGTGACGCGGCGGGAACTTGACACCATGCCGCCCACCATAGCGTCAGCGCGGCGCGCCATTCACTATCGGTGGCGCGCGCGTTGAACTCGCTCCCGAACAGGTGACCGCCGAGCAGCGGCATATATTCGAGGCCGCGGAGATCGCAGTCGGATGGCGTCAGGGGTTCGGGCGAGGTCACAGCATATCCTCTTGGCGATCGTCGGAGCCGCGCACGGCTTGATATTCGGAGAAGTACCAGCCGACGCGGTGACCGGTGCGGCCGTTCCTGCGCTTAGCGAGGATGAATTCGATCTTGTCCCTGACCTCGTGAAGCTGGCGCTCCCATTCGGGCATCAGGTCCTGCTTGCGGGGCTTCTTGTGCGCCAGATAATATTCCTCCCGGTAGAGGAACATCACCGCATCGGCATCCTGCTCGATCTGGCCGGAATCGCGGAGATCGGAGAGGTTCGGGCGCTTGTCCTCGCGGGTTTCGACGCCCCGGTTCAGCTGGGCCAGCGCCAAGATGCAGACGTCCGCATCCTTGGACAGCGCCTTCAGGCCCTTCGATATCTCGCTGACCTGCTCGTAAGCCGATTTGGCGTTCTTGCTGGCCTGCATCAGCTGCAGGTAGTCGATGACCACGAGCTTGAGCTTTTTGCCCTGTGCCGCAAACCGGCGCTTGTGGCGGCGGACGGAGAGCGCGAGGCGCGGGATCGTCACGGATCCGGCATCGACGATGGTGAGCGGCAAGGTATCCGCCTCGGCCTTGACCCGGTAGAGGTGGCGCAGCTCGTCGCGGCTGACAGTGGCGTTGACGATGCGATCGAACGGAATGCCGTGCGATCCGGTATAGCTGAGATCGGCGACGACACGCTGGCCCAATTCCGCGGCGCGCATTTCAAGGCTGATATCGAGAACGCCGTTCCCGCCCTGGGCCACGCCCTTGGCGATGCCGCAGGCGACGGCGGTCTTACCCATGCCAGGGCGGCCGGCGAGGATGATGACCTGACCCCCATCGAACCCGCCGAGGAGGCGGTCTATATCGCTGATGCCACAGGCGACCCCGACCCTGCCGTCATTGGCCTGGATTTCGACGATGCGGTCGAGGGCCTGACCGATGGCTTGTCCGATGGTCGGCTGCGGCGCGCTGTCGCGGCGCTCCACGGCAGCCACCAGGGCCGCGTCGGCGTCGTCAACCAGCTCGAGCAGCGGCTTATCAAGGTCGGTCACCATGCCGCGCGTTTCGGCAAGCCGATCCATGAGCCGGCGGCGCGCTGCCAATTCAGCGATGTCGTCGGCGATCGACTTGAGGTCGGCCAACATGACATTGCCGGAGCCCGTCAGGCGGGCGAGATAGGAGCCGCCGCCGAGGTCGCTCAGGAGCGGATCGTTTTCGAACAGCGGGCGCAGCGTGACGGGGCTTGCGAGACGACCCAGCGCCGATGCGGCCAGGATTGCCGAGAAAATCGCACCATGGGCCGGTTCGTGGAAATCCTCTGGCGCGACGATGTCGGCGATGGAGTCGACGAGCCGATTGTCGATCATCAACCCGCCCACGAGCGCGGCCTCGCCGTCGATGTTCCACAGCATGGCTGCGGGCGCGTCGTTGTCGGCCCGGCGCTGATGTCCCCCCTGCCCTGTCATGCGTGCCTCGCTGTGCGCTCGAAGGCGCGCCGCCACGCCTGATCGGCTAGGTGCATCTGCTCCATGAACCCGCGATCCCGCGCCAGACGCGGGTCATCGATCAGGCGCTTGGCAAAGCCCTGGTAACGAGCCCATGCGGCGTCCGCGGTTAGCGGGGTCGGGAGGGTGACGACGTTGGTCATGCCAACCGCTCCATGCCCGCGCGCTCGCGAGCCTCTGTCTCGGCAAGGCTTATCCGTCCGGCCGGCAGGAAGAGCGCGTTGGTGTCCATGATCCCTGCATCCGCGAGCCGCTGCAGTGCGTGCGGGGTGAAATCCTTTGCGTCGGTGCCGATGTCGAGCAATGCGACCGCACGCCGGCCTGCGACACCGCCGTGGTTGACGGCGCATTCCCGGCACCAATGCACAGTGCCCCACATCCGGACTTCTCCGCCGGTCTCCAGACAGCGATTGCAGAGGCCGCTCACCGCCCCCGCTCCCGCGAAATAGCCGCGCGCGGTCCGCCAATGCGCAGCGCTTCCTGTTCCGCCGCCTCGATCGAGGGGAACGCCTTGTTGCCCCATTGGCCGGCCAGCGATAGGCGCGCGCCGGGGATGCTGGCGCCCGAGGTGATGATGAAGATCGGAGCGGGGTTCATGCGGCGATGCTCCTCACTTGGAGTGCTTCGACCGCAGCTATCCGCTCTCCGATCCACCGCATCACCGGCACGGCCATCGAGTTCCCCAGTGCCTTGTATCGCGGGCCATCGGCCATCATGCCCTTGCGGTACGGGACCAGTGTGTAATCATCGGGGAAGCCTTGGAGGCGCTCGCATTCGCGGGGGGTAAGGCGGCGGACCGCGGAGCCTGCTATTGCCGGGGGGTGCGCGCCTCGAGCCAGAGGATGGCATGGATCACCGACTTTCGGGTTGCTTCGGTTGGCCGCGCTGGTGATCTGTGTGGTGTCGAAAGCGACCATCCCCGGATCGCCGTTGCGGCCGGTCACCGGATGAGCGCAGTTCTCAAGCGAGATGCACTCGGATGCACCGCCCGTGAAGGACACCGGAATCAAGGGCGTCCCCCTGCCCGTCCCGTCTTCGCTCGCGTCGAAGCCTTCACCGCGCAGCGCGTGCGTGACGAGCATAGTGTCGGCCGTGTCGGCTGACATTCCAGGGTAGCGATTGCCTCCGGTCGAATTGCCGCCCGCTGCAAGGGTGCCCGCCACTTGGGCAATGAAGGTTTCCACCTCAAAGTCGCACTTCTGGCCCTTCGCGACCAAGCAGGCGGCTACCTCGATTGCGCCGGACTTGTTTCCACCTCCGAACGCAGCCACGGCGCCCGGCCGCTTCGCCCGCAGCGTATAAGCGAGTTCCGGATCGACGCCTAAGCAGCTTCGCTCAGCGGCCGTTCCTCCGGCGCCTTCTCCGCTTCGGTCAAGGCAGTCTGGGCTAATGCCGTATGCAGCGCGCGGGGCAATTGCTTCCCGCGCTTCTCTGCGCGGCGCAGGATGCCCCGACAGGCTGTGGCGCTCAAAAAGTACCGCTCCGGCACGTCGCCAGTCTCCAAGATATCCGACAACGAAGACGCGGCGGCGGAGCTGTGGAACTCCGAAGTGCTGAGCGTCCAGAACTCGGTAGGCGAACCCATACCCGAGTTCGCCCATGCCCCCGAGGATGGCTCCAAATGCCCGTCCTCCATCGATCGACAGGACGCCGGGGACGTTCTCCCATACCAGCCAGCGGGGCCGTGCCCGATCAGCAAGGCGGAGAAACTCAAGGCTGAGGTTGCCACGGTCTCCATCCAAGCCTGCTCTGAGGCCGGCGACGGAGAAATCCTGGCAGGGGGTTCCCCCGACAAGAAGGTCAATTGGTCCATATTCATCGCCTCGGATGGTGGTGAAGTCGCCGTGCAGAGGCGTATCGGGATAGTGATGAGCGAGGATCGCGCGCGGTGCTGCCTCGATCTCGCTATACGCCGCAGCCTCCCAGCCCAGCGCGCGCCAAGCGACCGTGGAGGCCGAAATTCCAGCGCATACGTCCAGGTAGCGCATCACCGCGCCACCACCGCAAACATCCCCGGCTGCTGCCGCCAGGGCGGATTGAGCCCCAGCTGCTCGCACCCGAAATCCATGATCCCAATGGCCTCGGCCTGGTCATGCTTCGTCGGATGGAAGCCGAGCCGACGCGCCTGCTTCATCGCCATGTCCTTGAGGTCGGTGGAGCGCATGCCGACGGGCAGCTTGCCGAGGAAGAACCGGCGCCAGGTGGACTGATTGACCGCATAGATGGCGCGGCAGCCCATCGCTTCGCCCCAGCTTTCCGCATGGGCGGCGAGGCCGGACAGCACGAGCAACGTGTCGATATTGGTGTGCCCCTGAAGCTGGGCCGGCACGATGGTTTGCTCGAAGAAAATCGCGTCGATCTTCCCGAGCTTGTTAAGGTCCGACATGTGCTGATGAAGCTTGGCGAACGTGCGTCCTCGGGTCGTATGTTCCGAGCCCAGAATCCAGGTCCCGGAATGCGCGCGCTCGTCACCGGGCGCCCAGCACGCCCAGCCGGTCGAACGCTTGCTCAAGTCAAGGCCAAGCACTCTCATGCTGCGGCCCGCCCGTGATTGGGGTGGAAACCGAAATGAGCTTCAGCCGCCTTCCTGGCCGCCTTAGCCTCTTCGAAGTCGCGAAATACGCCGAGGTAACGGACCTTGCCGCCGCCTTTGATGAAGGCCTGCCACTTTGAGACGTTGCGGTTCCAATATACCCCGACGACACCGCTCGTGTTGTCCGAGCGGAGGGCTTGGTTGAGCGAGTTTACTGCGCCAGTGACGTCCCGCAGATTGGTGGGTCGGTTGTCGCCCACACCGCCGTTGATGTGGTCGATTTGCTCTCGCGGCCATTCCCCATGCGCCAGCGCCCAGACCAAGCGGTGCGCGCGGTAAAGACGCCGGAAAATACGGCCGTAGAGATAGCCGTGCGCATCACTATAGGTGAAGGCCTCCTTGCCGGCATGCTTGGCGTTCCAAGCCCTGCAGATCCTGTTCGCACACGGACCCGCATTCGCGAACATCTCTACAGGCCGCGGTAGCCAGTAGAGCTTTCCGGTATCGAAATCGCACCGGACGAGGCGTCGCAGGGTTGGAACGTCCAGCGACATTATTCAGCGGCCTCGGTGAAGGCGCCGGCTTCTTCCGTGTCCGCTTCCTGGTCCCCAGCTAAATCGTTGTCATCAGCCGGAATCGTGGCCAGTGAAGGCCGTGAGGTTTCCCCGATCGGGATTACATTGTCGCTCTGCGCACGTCCCTCCGCCTCGTCCACGAGGTCATGAGGAGCATAAATGTTCAGCGACTTGAGCAGCCCGTTGAGGCACCGCAACTGGTGGTCGCGCTTGCTTTCCTCGGTTTCCGCCAGACGAAACGCGAGGCGTGCCATCTGCGGATCGACGTTCGCCGTGTTTTTCAGTTCTGTGAACGCCTGGGACAGTTCCTGCCCATGCTCGGCCTGCTTGGTCCGGCTGGGCTTGATGTCGTTGAAGTAGATGCGCTTCGCGAGCGCGAAATCCGGTTTCTTGATCTCGACCACCTCGTCAGCGGCCTTGCGTCGCGTGCGTCCCATTGTGTCCTCCTGTGTGTGTGGTGAGCCGGGGCCATCCTTCGCGGGGCTTAGCCGCGCCTCGTCCCGGCCCTCGTTGACGCTTTCGCGCAGGGTGGCCGTTCCAGCCGCCGGCTCGGCCGACTGTTTGAAATCCGGGGGAGGCATCTCGGTCGTGTCGATGTGGGCGTATTCGCCTTGGGCTTCGGCCTGGTCGTGAAGGCGGGCCTCGCCGAGCAGGATTCCGGCCTCTGCGGCGGCCTGTTCGGTCGGCATGTGGGCGCGGCGTTTCGCGAGGTAGAGCGCGAGTTGCAGGGAGCATTGGAGGGTCATGCGGCTGCCTCGAACATATCGCGCGCGGCACGCTTCATCTCGGCGAGGTTCTTGACGGCCTGGCGGAAGTAGCTCGGCTTAAGCTCGATCCCGAGACCGAGGCGACCCATGCGCGCGGCGCAATAAACCTCGCTGCCAATTCCTAAGAACGGGGTCAGCACTGTATCGCCGGGATTGCTCCACAGATCGATGCAGCGCTCGATCACGTCGAGCTGCAAAGGCGCGATGTGCTGTTCGTCTTTCTCGTCTCTGCCGCCGCGATATTGGAGCGTGCGAGATTGATTGATGTCGGTCCAAACCGGCGAAGCGTAGCGCTGCCAAACCTCGATGCTGTACCAGTTGCGACCGTCCGTGGCGGTCGTGTATTTCGCCGGGTCTGGCCCGTCGCCCTCCCCGATATATTGGTGAAAACAACCTGCGACCGGCTCGGGGTTCTCGCCTGGCTTACGGAAGGTGACCACGTAATCGGCGAGCCCCTGCCCGCTGATAGTGCTGTCCTTCACGATCTGCTTGTGAAGCAGCCTGATGCTTTTGGTCCGCTGTTGCGCGACGACCGGATCTTTCCAGATGCAAACCTCGCTATGGAAGATCCAGCCGGCATCCTCGTAGGCGCGGATGACTTCGCCGCGGAAGTCGCGCATGCCGATATGGCCATGCCTGATCTTTGAGGTAGGCAGCTGCATGACGTGGACCGAATGAAGGCGGCCCGGCTTCGTGACGCGCAACAATTCCTGAATCAGGAAGGCGTAATGCTCCCAGAACTTGGCGCCCTCATTGTTCGAAATATCCCGATCAAAGTTCGAGAATTTATAGAGAACCTCGAACGGCGGCGAATGAATGCCGAAGCCGATGCTGTCGCCAGGGATCGCACGGATGATCTCGCACGAGTCCCCTTGGTAAATCGCATATTGTTCGGTGACGACCTGATCGACGGCGCAGATGGTCATGCGGCCTCCAGCCAGCTTGGAAGGTTGACGGGGACGTTCGGCGCGTAACGGGGCGTGTCGCGTACCGAGCCGCGCACAGCCGCGCTGGTGAGGTCAGCCATATGCAAGACCATGGCGGCGGCCATCCGGTCTGCATCCGCCTCCTTGCGCTTGATGTTCGCGACGGTGGCGCCCTCGATCTCCGATGCGATGATGTGGCAATCCACAGGCCGGGTCTGGCCGAAGCGCCAAAAGCGTCGGATTGCCTGGTAGAACTGCTCGAAACTGTCGTTCAGGCCGACGAAGCCGGTCGCGCTGCAATGCTGCCAGTTCATCCCGAACCCACAGATTGGCGGCTTGGTCACTAGCACGCGGATGCGTCCTTCGCTGAAATCGATCAGCTTGCGCTCTTTCTCGCCCTCGCTATCGGACCCGCGCACTTCGACCGCGTCGGATATGCCAGCGGCGATCGCCTCGCTTTCGGCGTTAAGATTGCACCACCACACAAAGGGGCCCGTGGCTGGCGTGACGTCAACAGCCTTGGCGACCCGGTCGGCAACGGTAGCCCGGCGTGCGGTGATCCGCTCGGCAAGCGAAGCCGCCTGCATCGGGAACAGCATGCCGGTGTCGATATTCGGGGCATAGTCGACGCCCACAACATGCTGATGATAGCGGAGCGGCGGAAGGTCGTAGCCCGCATCCGGATAACCGAGGTCGGAGGGCTTGCGGAGCATCACCGCCCACGACGCCATCCAGCGCCAGAAGTCGTTTTCGGCATGCCCTTTCAGGCGCCACTTCTGCGTGTCCCCGCCGTCGTGCGCGAAGAAGGTCGCCAGCATGTCGGTATAGGACATGATCCCGAGGAACTCGGCGTGATTGCCAAGCTCCATAAAGTCGTTCGGGGCGGGCGTGGCGGTCGCCGCGAGCCGGAATGGGATCGACTGACAGGCTTCGATCAAACGGGTGCGATAATGGCCGTCGGTCGATTTAAGGATGCTGCTCTCGTCCAGGATCACCCCGCCGAAGAGGGCGAGCTCGAACTTGTCGAGTTTCTGGTAATTCGTGATGTTGATGCCGGCGGCGCACTCCTCGCCGCTGGCAACCTGCCGGGCTTCGATCCCGAACTTTTCCGCTTCCCGCACGAGTTGAGCGGAGACGGCGAGCGGCGCCAGGTGAAGGATGGGCGCGCCGGTAGCGGCGTTGACAGCTTGCGCCCAGGCCAGCTCCATCAGGCTCTTTCCAAGCCCGGTGCCCGCGAAGAGTGCAGCTCGCCCGCGGCGCAGCGCCCATCGGGTAATGTCGGCCTGATGCGCGAACATGGCCGCGGGAAGATCAGCAGGTGCATCGATGCCGGTGGGCGGATCGGTGATCGCCTTGGACGCAAGGAATGCCTGATAGGCCGGGTCGCTCACGCCGCCATCCCGAGCACGACAGCGGCTTCCCAAACATCGACCAACCCGCGCTCGCGGGCTACACGGTTATAATACGCCATCTGCCGCTTCAGCAGCGCCTCGGTCGCCATCGACGCGCCCAGCTGGTGGCTATCGAACGTGCAATATGGCCGCGCGGTGTTGTCGGGCGATTGCAGGCCAGCAGAGGTGAGCCCGCAGGCAGACGAGCAGAACCGGCGCGCGGCCCACTTCTCGTCGGTGCAGCGCTGGCTCCCGGTCGGGCGGCGATATTCGAGCTCGCATCCTTCGCAGATTTTGACGAGGGGAAGAGCGTCGCTCACCGGTCACCCGCCAGACGCTTGGCCGTCTCGTGGACCAAAGCCTTTTGCTGGGCCTGCTGTTGCGCCCGGGCGTGCAAGCCGCGACGCGAGGGGATGCGGGTTAGGTAGCCGGTGAGCGATTCCGCTTGGGCGCGCCAATGGTCGGACCATTGCTTCTGCCTGCGCGCCTCGATCAGCGCTTCCGCAAGCGCGGTGGAACGGCCCGCGAGAGCCGCGGCACAGTTGCGCCAGCCGATGGCGGCGACGATTCCCCCGGCGGTTGCGAGAACCGCCCATGCGATTGCGGCGATAACGATCATTTCGATTGCCCCTTGTGTTGACCGATCTTACCGAGCCAATCGCCGGTCGCCTGGTGAAGCTGACGGATCATCAGTTCGGCAGGGATGAGCTCCGAATGCACGACGGCGCGGCCGCCCGGGCTGTCGGGGTGCTGGCTTTCGTGCAGCCAGAGCAGGATGCGGGTGATCAGAACGGAGGCATCGTCGACATCGCAGACCGCGGCAGCGTCCACGATACGCTTGCCCTTCGAAGTCATGTAATCGTCGAGCAGCGACGGCTCGGCATCGAACGCCCGGTCGATCGTCTCCATGTCGGGCATTGAGCCCGCGAGCTGCTTGCCCAGGGCGGTCGAGCTAACGTCCAGCTTGTCGGCGAACCCGCCCTTGCCGTGCGCGATGATGCCGCGGTTCCAACCGGCCATCAGGAGCGAATGCAACTCCAGTTTGGTTAATTTGCTGCACTTGCTAACTACAGGACGATCAGAAGGCATTAGTGCCGCCTCCGTTATGAATGACGGTTTCACGATCGGCGAATTGGTCGCCCTCATCCTGCAGCGCTGCGAGCAGGGCCAACTCGTCGACGAAGGCGAGCAAGGCGGTGCCGGCCATGGCGATGCTGGCGGCGAAGAGGAACTTGGCGGCGAGGATCAGGGTCATCGCTCAGGGGTCCAGCCGAGCGATGGTGCAGGTGTCGCAAGCGCAGGCTTTGGCGTCGTGAGGGTTGGC